CCAATAGGAAAACCACCAGAGAAAAGTACCCTGTGGATAACTTTTTTTCTAGTAAACAACCTCTCGGTTGGACACTCTCGTTTATCTAAGTTACAAACTATTAGGTTTGCCCCCGTTATCGCTACCCCGAGGCGTGCCAGGAGGTACAAGCAGAGTTCACTACGTTTATCAGAGTCGGTCGTGTCTACCTTCTCTAGGGTCTGGTGGTCTAACCCCGTAAAACGAAATGTATCACGCATTAGAAAATCACCCAAGTGATAAAAACTATCGCAAACACCAACCCGATAGCTAAAATCAATGAGTCATCCTCGTCAACCGCATACAGATCGTGAGGTTCGTAGATCGTGTAGTCCAGATGACCAGGGAAGGCTTCTGGAAGTGTCCTAGCAAACCGCTGAGTGGTGTGGTTGCCATCTTGCCAAGTCTTGAATCTAATCATGTTGCAGCTCCTTGTTGTTGATGTAGTAATTGTGATGACGAGGTGACGAGTTGTCAAGTGTAAAGTGGTATATTATTGACGATAGTCTTTACCTATGTATAATATGTATTTAATAGGGAGACGTACATCTAGTTGAAGATCAAGGTGTGTGGCTATATAGTTAACAGGGTATCTGATAGGGTAGGGAGAACAGAATGTAAGTGGATACCACTACTCGTTCTCTGTTGTAAATCTTCCCCCCAAAAGGGGTCTCCTGATGCCTCTTCCCCCACCAGCTGGGGTTCTCCACGCAAGTGGTCGTACGCATCAGATTAACTTAACATAACGCCTGTTGTATCAAATTGAACTGGATTTTGGGTAAGTTGGTAAGTGCTTACTGACATTTTTGTATGTAAGTGAGCGGTCACTTCATGGGGACGGAGGGGGTGGAAAGTGTGACCCCCACTTCTCGCCCACCCCAAAAAAATTATGTGTTTTCCCCGCAGTTGCCACTTAGGGGTTGAGGCTATGTGAGTGTGTACTTGCATAGCCTCTTTTTTTATGTATACTCAGGGTTATCTGACGAGGTGTAGAGTATGCAAAGAATAGAGATAGTAAAAGGTGTAGAGATGCCTAGTCCAAAAGTAATCTTTGATTACCCTTATGAGGAGATGGACGTGGGGGATTCGTTTGCTGTTCCGGTGGAGTATCGGGACAAGGTATACAACGCCAACTACAGGGCTGGTAAACGCCTGGGGTACAAGTTTACTTGTAAGAGTAACGGGAACACATTGCACGTCTGGAGGGTAGCGTAATGGCACAAGGTGGCAAAGTAATAGCGTTGGTCAGTGAGGAGTTCACTCTGGTGGGCAGCCACAAGATCACGGCTACAGACTTGCTGGACCAGTACATGGTCTGGAGGTTGAAAGACACCATGAGTGACTGCGAGGCGTACATGGAGCTGGAGGACATCAGGCTGGCCTGTAGGGTGCTGCTGAGGTTTATGGGGGAAGACGTTGGGTAATCTGCTCTGGGAAGAAGAGGACGAACTGAGGGCACGGTGTCGTGTCTTGTGGGAGAGTCTTGTCCAGGTGCAGAGAGAGAAGAATAAATTGGTAGCAGAGGCATATGGGTATGGATTTGCAGAAGGATATGCAACAGCAGTTGTACGCATCTCGTGTGAAACTCAGGAAGGAAATGCAACGTGCCCTCGCTTGCATTAGTAAACCGAGTAAGAGAAAGCTGGCAAAAGAGTGGCGTGAAACATATTCGGAGTTGTTTTACAAAGAGTTGATCAGCTGTGCCAAGAACAAAGAAGTGCGACTAGAGATTGCCAGGTGGGATGACGAAAGAATGGGGAAACCTGAATGAACAAAATAGCAGTGATCACGCCTTATTACAAAGAGAGTTTAGAGACGTTGAGTAAGTGCATGACAAGTGTGAATCACCAGACGCACAATCATGTGTATCACTTCATGGTGGCAGACGGCTATCCTAATGAGGTGGTGGAGAAGTTGTCCTGGATCAAGCACATCACATTACCCAACAATGCGGATTTTGGAGACACACCCAGAGGGGTGGGGGCTGCGGTAGCGTCTGCACAGGGATACGACTACATTGCCTTTTTGGATGCAGACTGTTGGTATGAACCCAATCACCTAGAGACAATGTTGGGGGTCATGAAGGAGGCCAACGTGGACGTGGTGACCTGTCCTAGAAACCTTTACAGAGAAGACGGCTCGTGGATGTGTGTGGACGAGGAGTCAGACGGGTATGACTTTAACGACACCAACTGTTATTTGTTTGGGCCTACAGCGCATCACTTGGCACGCAACTGGATGTTTAAGAGTAGAGCTGACTGTGCGGTAGGAGACCGTCATATGTGGGCAAATGTCAAGGCTCATAATGTCAGGGTAGCCAGATCATTAAAGCCTACTGTGAATTACTCGACTAGAGTAGTGCAGCACTACAAGGCGGTAGGAGAAGTGCCACCCGTTAATTCACAAATGATCATGATGACAGACAAGACAGTAGAGATTTATAAACTAGCCAGGATGATTTACAAATGATGCAACCCCAGATTCACTGTTTACACTGGCCTAATGTAGACCGTCTCATTGTCAACGCTCACAAAGAAACCTGTGAGCATTTAGGCTTGACGGTGAACTACACAGAACAAGAGATACCCCACGGGATTTGGATGGACAACATCATGATGTCAAGCATGGCAGAGGTGAAGTTGTTTCTGGATATTGATTGCGTGCCTATGAACAAAGAGATTGTGGATAAGGCTATCTCGTTTGCCCTCAACAACAAGAGCATGGTGGGGATTGCCCAGGTGAGTAATCACATTGCACCCTATTCACATATCTATGCAGCCCCCGCCTTCTTTGCCATTCACAGAGACATCTGGGACGATATGGGCAGACCGTCATTCTGCGAGAATGAGACGTGTGACGTGGGCGAGAACGTCAGCTATGCTGCTGAAATCTACAAGGTCAAATACAAGACTCTTTATCCAACACATTACTTTAAAGAACCTGAAGGCGGTGCGTGGGACTTACATACCTACGGCAAGTATGGCATTGGGACGCATTTTGAAGGGGGCGTGTTCCATTTGTATCAAGGTAGGATGCCTGACAATGCCAGGCTCTTTTACAACGTCTGTAAGGGCATTCGCAGCGGTGAGTTCAAGCATACCAACATGACCCCCTGTAGAACACCCCTATGAACTTCAACCTCCAGCAGTTCTACAAGTTCTGTAGTGAACTCAAGATTGAGACCAAGGAAGAGGGTCTCAAGAAGATGGGCAAACTCCTGGGGACTCAATCGTATGTGATGGGTGAGATTGATAAGGGGTTAAAAGAAGATGTCCACTTTTTCGTCATACTCAAGGGAAGGCAGCTGGGGATCACCACAGTGTCGTTGGCATTGGATTTGTATTGGCAGTTCACACATCCTGGGTGGCAAGGAACACTCGTTGCAGATACAGAGGAGAACAGGGATATGTTCCGCTCAACATTGGGAATGTACATTGAGGGTCTACCCAAAGAGTACAAGATTCCGCTGGTGGCCCACAATCGCAACCAAATGGTCCTCAAGAACAGAAGTCGTATTTTCTATCAGATTGCGGGAAACAAAGCTCGACTGGGCCAAGGTAAGGCTATCACTTACTTACATGGTACAGAGACCGCATCCTGGGGAAATGAAGAAGGACTAGCCTCTCTCATTGCCTCACTCGCAGAGAAGAACCCAGAACGTCTATATCTTTTTGAATCCACAGCTCAAGGGTTCAATATGTTCCACGATATGTACAAGACGGCTAAGAAGGCACGCACCCAGCGTGCAATCTTCTGTGGCTGGTGGAGAAACGAATACTACAGCGTGGACGCTGAGAGCAAAGAGTACAAAGTGTATTGGGATGGCAAACTCAAGTCTGACGAGAAAGAGTGGGTCAGGGAAATCAAGAAGTTGTACGGGGTGGAAGTCAACAGCAGACAGATGGCCTGGTGGCGGTGGAAGATGGCAGAGGGGATCAAGGACGAGACCCTTATGTATCAAGAGTTCCCGCCTACCGAGGACTATGCGTTTGTCATGACTGGCACAAGTTTCTTTTCTAACAGTCGCTGCACAGACGCAGCCAAGTATGCAAAGGGGTTGGACTATGAGTGTTACAGATACGCATTTGGGCAACTCTTTCAAGATACAGAGTGCCTTCAATCAACAGACCGTCTCGCTTCCCTTAGGATATGGCAACAACCAGTTGACTCAGCCTACTACGTCATCGGTGCTGATCCAGCCTATGGCTCATCAGACTGGGCCGATAGATTCTGCATTCAGGTGTTTCGAGTATATGCGGATGGTCTTGATCAAGTGGCAGAGTTTGCAACCTCAGAACTCAACACCTACCAATTCGCATGGGTTATTGCTCATCTGGCGGGGGC